TTCCCGAAGAGAGATGGACTTGGCATAAGTATGACTTGTTCACTCTTAAGAATCTGTCTGCGTTGATCGGAGACGAATTCTATGATGGTGAAGTGGCGGTAGAATACCACCAAGTAACCACAAGGTATACCCAGCTCAAAAAGCTGAGAAAGACCTTTAAAGACCTCTCCAACCGAAATCAGTTGGAGCAGTTTTTGTCCGACGCGGACCAGATAAAACTGTCTGTTCCGCGCTGGTTGAACGACTGGCTACCTGTTTGGAAGTACAGCCGTTCATTCGAGAAACCATTCGCCCTGGCTCAGGTCGATGGACTCCTATCCCAAACTCGTGCGGCAGGAACGCCGCCCGATTTGGTAAAGATGCAGTCGAAGCGTAAATTCATTTCGACCGTATCCGAGAAACCGTCCGATCTTTCCGATACGGATAAGGCTCTCATTCGGGCCGGGCTTGCCGAATTCGACCAAGCCCTGGATCCCGGTGTATTCACTGGCCTCGACACTAAGGCTAGGGTTACACTTACCATCTCCTCTTGCTGGGAAAAGACCCAGGAAGAAGGAGGAACCATACAGGCGATCAGTGAGATCGTCCATTTGGGTGCAATCGGAAAAACAGTTCCCAAAAGGGACCTATTTTCCGGTCGTATCGTCGGAGAAGTTTCTTACAACTCTGAAGATACTGGAACGTACATCTTCTGGGCGTGCCTAGACGAAGTACTGAGAGCGAGCCCTGATGAAGTCAACATGGCCGCACTCGTGATGGTGTCCGAGCCAGGAAAGGCTCGGACCGTCACTAAAGCTACAGCAGCACTAAAGGTAGTGCTAGACGTAGTAAATAAGATTTGCTCTTGGCCTCTGACCAAGATTGAATCTTCTTCCAGTGGCATGGCTAAAGCTAGCCATGCATGGAATTCCTTCAAGAAATCGTTTACGAACTCTGGGAAGGATATCAGTTTCGACCCCCTGCACGAGGAGGTCGTCACTGCGCCGAGTGGGGAGAGGGTGAAAACCACTACCTACCGGGACGTGTTTATGTCATCAACTGACTATGAAAACGCCACTGACGCGATGCATCATGGAATAGCTTCTATGATATCGCGATACTGGATGAAAAGGTGCGGAATCCCACCGATTCTCCAGATGATCGTTCAAAGGACGTGCTATCGTCCCAGGCCGATCGTTTTCGAAGCACGCGGCCCAATGGCCTCGTACGGCGAACCGTGGGAAGGTGAGAGTCCGTTCACTCACCCGCGCCACGTTATGCTTCGTCGCGGTGTCCTCATGGGAGACCCTTTAACGAAGCCTGTCCTGCATCTAGTAAATATACTAGTGCGGACAGTCGGAATGAAATTTTCCGAACCGAGTTTCCAAGAAAAGATCTTTGGGTTCTCGGGTACTGCAGTGTCGAAAGTGTTACGTTCGATGATGCAGTCGGGGGACAAACCCCCTACCCCAGAACCAGAAGGAAGTCCTTCTGCTTCAGGGGAAAGCGTAACTCCGCAAGGAGGAACGCTCGCCGGTCTATTGGAAGAATTTCCAATAGATCCGACGATAGTCGATCCGGTAATGTCGTTACCGGAATCGACTTCAAACGATGTCCTTCGAGTTGAAGGCCATCGTACGATAGAAATCAATCCCAAGATCACTTGGGACTGGATTCTGAG